AATGCTTTTTGGTGAAGTGCTAAAAAATAAGACAAAGGAGAACGCAGACAATACACTCAAGAACTACCGCGTACTGTTAAGAATCGCTGGGGAAGAATACAGCCCAAAAGTCACAGCTACTTACTCCCTGGAACCAAAGAGCGCACCCAGTTCCCCAAGCCGACAAACTGAACAGATGGTGATTAGACGGGTAAGCGCCCAGCAAGAGCTGGAGCTTATGGCATCAGCTATTAATAGACTGTCTGATCTCAACTTATCGCAGATTTTGATTGAGCGATATTGCCGGGTACGGTTTAGACAAGACAAGGCTATTTATCCAAGTCTTGGATATTCTGAAAGTGAATACTATAGATTGCTGGATCGGGCATTGTTAGAATTCGCAGAAGCGTACAAAGCTGGGGAACTGCTAGAATACAGATTTCTGGGAGATAATTGAAAGAAATTAGGGAGTAAAAGCGCTGTATTGAGTGGTATTATAGTATTATCCAATGAAGCAGATAGGACCTGCGCCGTTTGGTTGTCTCCTTATAGTAGGTTGCTGGGTAACTCAACGGTTAGAGTAACGGACTTTTCACCCGTATAATGTAGGTTCGATTCCTGCCCCGGCTATAAAAAAGCACCGCAAAAAAAACAAAAAAGAAAGTGACCGATGATGTAAGTTTGGTGCTACTTACTAGGCCCCTTGAAATATTTTGTCAATGAGGACAAAGTAGACCATATAACCCGAGAAGCGCGCATCGTTAAGGTGCGCTCTTTTTGGTGCTTGGAGTAAAAATGAAAATAGAAAAGATCATTATTTCAGAAATAACTGAATATGAGAACAATGCGAAGCTACACCCTCGCGAACAGATCGAGCAGATCAAGAAATCAATCCAGGAATTTGGGAATAACGACCCGATAGCGATTGACGAGAACAACGTTATTATTGAGGGCCACGGACGCTACAAGGCTTTGCAAGAGTTAGGCTTTGACGAGGTGGAAGTGATTCGTCTATCTCACATGGATGATGAGCAGAAACGCGCTTACATCCTAGCTCACAATAAATTGACTATGAACTCTGGGTTTGACATTGAACTTTTAAACTCAGAGCTTGAAAGTATTGTGAACATTGACATGGAAGATTTCGGTTTTGATTACTACGAGCCAGAGTCCGAAGTTGAAGAGGATGATTTCGAAGTAGAAGAAACTAAAGAGCCAATCGCGAAGCTGGGCGACATCTATCAGCTTGGACGGCACCGTCTCATGTGTGGTGATTCCACTGATCCAGACCAGCTTGCTAAATTGGTAGACGGACAACAGATTGACTTGATTGTTACTGACCCGCCGTATAACGTAGCCTATGAAGGTGGAACCGAGGAAGCTCTCACAATCATGAATGACAGTATGGATAATGAGTCATTTAGAAAGTTTTTGAGAGACGCGTTTTTTGCTGCAGATACGGTTCTACGTGAAGGGGGGGGCATTCTACATCTGGCACGCAGATTCAGAGGGTTACAATTTTAGAGGTGCTTGCTCTGATATTGGTTGGACGGTACGACAATGTTTAATCTGGAATAAGAACACCCTTGTTTTGGGTCGTCAAGATTATCAGTGGAAGCATGAACCTTGCTTGTATGGTTGGAAAGAGGGGGCAGCACATTACTTTGTGAATGACCGTTCTTTGACTACTATCATTGAAGATGTGGAAGAGTTGAATAAAATGACGAAGGCCGAGCTAATTGAGTATATCGAGCGTATGCAGGCTAACTCACCGACCACTATCATCAACGAGAATAAACCAGCAAGAAATGGCTTGCACCCTACTATGAAGCCACTGAAATTGATTGAACGGCTGGTACGGAACTCTAGTAAGAAAGGCTGGAACGTGCTAGATAGTTTCAACGGCTCCGGATCGACTATGATTGTTTGTGAGGATTTAGGACGGACCTATTTTGGCATGGAGCTAGACCCACGATATGTGGACGCTACAATTCAACGCTGGGAAGAACACACAGGTCAGACGGCTGTTAAGTTGAATTAAGAATATTATTTTGAAAAGGAAGTGAGGCGATGGCTGGTGCAGATAATTTAATACCAAATGAACAGCGAACGCCCGAAGAACGCCGAGCGAATGCAAGGAAAGCGGGTATCGCTTCCGGTAAGGCACGCAAAAGAAAAGCGAACATGAAAAAGACGCTTGAGGCTCTACTTGTTTCTAAAGTTTCAAATCCTCAGCTCTCTAGAGTGCTACAGGACATGGGTTTTGAGGACGATTACGAGTCAGCTCTCCTTTTGGTAGCAATGCAAAAAGCCTTAAAAGGTAGCTCGCGTCACATGGAGTTAATATCTAAGATAGTAAACAGTGAAGGAGCCAAGGATACACTTGATAAGAAAGAGCAAAAAGCACGTATCAAGTCTCTTGAGCTTGAGAACAAACGTAAGGCCCAAGCATTAGACGAGGCGGGAGGTGGTGCTGATGAGTCAATCCTCATCATCGACGATATCCCGAACGACTAAGCCAACTATAAAACTAAGTAAAGAGATCAATCCTAAGTTTTATAAAGTATGGAGATCTTCAAAGCCTTATAACATTTTAAAGGGTGGTCGTAACTCGTTTAAGTCCTCGGTCATTGCACTCTTGCTTGTCTTTATGATGATTAAGGCTATAACGCTGGGGCAGTGTGTAGAGATCATAATCGTCCGGAAAGTTGGAAATACTATCTTTGATAGTGTTTATAAAAAGATAATCTGGGCGCTTGATAAGTTCGGCATGGCTAATCAGTTCAAACGAACTAAAAGCCCTTATAAGATCGTACATAGACGGACGGGTTCAACGTTCCACTTCTACGGTCAAGACGACTTCCAGAAGCTGAAATCAAATGAGGTCGGAAAGGTTATTGCTGTCTGGTACGAGGAAGCTGCAGAGTTTGCTGACTCAGAAGAGTTTGACCAGTCAAACAGTACGTTCATGCGTCAGAAGCACCCTGACTATCCGTTTGTACAGTTCTTTTGGTCGTATAACCCACCGCGCAATCCTTACAACTGGATCAATGAGTGGGTTGATTCGTTACGAACAGCGGACAAATATTTAATACATGAGTCTAGCTACCTGGACGACGAGCTGGGTTTTGTAACCGAGCAAATGCTGGACGAGATAGAGCGCATAAAGACTAATGACTACGACTACTACAGGTATTTGTATCTGGGAGAACCCGTGGGCCTTGGTACGAACGTGTATAACATGGATTTGTTTAAGCGCGTAGACAAGATACCAGACGGCGAGCGCGTCATAGGTCAGTTATTCGCAGCGGATACAGGGCACCAACAATCAGCAACTACTTGCTTGCACGCGGTTGTGACTAACAGATCCAATCTCTATCTTGTGGATAACTACTACTACAGCCCCGCTGGTAAGGTTAAGAAGAAAGCTCCGAGCGTATTATCTAAGGAGCTACATGACTTTGTTATCAAGCAGACGCAGAAATATCCGAATGTACCAGTCATTGAAATGACGATAGATAGTGCGGAGGGAGCATTGAGAAATCAGTATTTAGAGGACTTTGGTATTCGCTGGCACCCGGTAGCCAAGAAGAAAAAGATCATAATGACAGAGTACGTCCAGTCGCTTCTTGCGAATGGTCGTTTTTATTATTTCCCGACAGAAAACAACCTCAAGTATTTTATCGAGGAACACAAACGCTACCAATGGGACGAGAAGACTGTCAAGGACGACGACCCGAAAGTCATTAAAGAGGACGATCACACTTGCGACGCATTCCAATATATGATCGTAGATAACGCGCAACTATTAAGATTAAAAGCCTAGAGAAAGGTTTGAAATGAGTATCTTACAATCACTAAAAAATATATTTAAGAGGGGTAAATATGTAATGACAAGCCAATCATTAGGCAACATAACAGAGCATCCTAAAATCGCAATTAACATTGACGAATACAATCGTATTCAAAAGAATCTGAAATACTATCGGAGCAAGTGGGACCCTATCCGCTACCGCAATTCAAATCGAGTTGATAAACAACGGACTAGAAATCACTTGCCTATCGCCCGTACAGCTTGTAAGAAGATTGCCAGCCTGGTATTCAACGAGCAGGCAGAGATCAGCGTAGCAAACAGAACGACAAACGAGTTTATTCAAACTGTTTTGCTGAATGACCGGTTTAACAAGAACTTTGAGCGTTACCTTGAGAGCTGTTTGGCCTTGGGTGGTCTTGCTATGCGTCCGTACGTTGACGACGACAAGATCAAGATTTCATTCATTCAAGCCCCTGTATTTTATCCGCTACAGTCAAACACGCAGGACGTATCTTCTGCAGCGATTATCAACAAGAGTCAAAAGACGGTAGGCAAAGAAACAATCTACTATACTCTAATAGAGTTGCATGAGTGGACCAAGGACGGCAAGTATACAATCACTAACGAGCTGTACCGTTCTAGCGAAAAGGAGCGCGTTGGTGACCGTGTACCACTATCCGAGGTATACGAGGACCTAGAGGAAGAAGTAACGCTTGACGGGCTTACACGGCCGTTATTTACTTACCTAAAACCCCCTGGTATGAATAACAAGGATATCAACAGCCCGCTTGGTCTGTCTATCTTTGATAATGCCAAGAGTACTATTGACTTTATCAATACCACTTATGATGAGTTTAAATGGGAAGTACGAATGGGCCAACGACGCGTATTAGTACCGGACCAAACTGTCCGGATCGGTTTTGACCATCACGGAGATACCGATCTAATCACGCGCGAATTTGATCCAGAGCAAAACGTATACGAACAGATTGACGGTGGTAAAGATACACCTATCAACATCACAGACCTTACTACTCCTATCCGTTCGGACGACTATATCAAGGCAATCAACGAGGGCCTTGCCTTGTTTGAAATGCAGGTTGGAGTATCCCCTGGTATGTTTACGTTCGATGGCAAGAGCATGAAGACTGCGACCGAGGTTGTATCCGAAAACTCTGACACGTACCAACTAAGAAACAGCATCGTGAGCCTTGTAGACCAGTCTATCAAAGAGCTTGTGATCTCTATTTGTGAGATTGGTAAGCTGTACGGATTGTATGACGGACCTATTCCGGAGATGGACGACGTCACGGTTAACCTCGATGATGGTGTCTTTGTTGATAAGAATAATGAGTTGGACTACTACGCTAAAGCTTTGTTAAGTGGCCTTGTCAGCAAGCAGTACGCTATTTCTAAGGCGCTGGGCTTGTCAGATGATGAAGCTAAACAAATGCTTGATGATATCAAAAAAGAAACCGCTGAGAGCATGGAGCTAG